GTATGTTGGGAAAAGCTCCTTTCTGGGCTGTTGCAGGAATTAATAAATCAAAAATACTTAACGAATCGTATAGCAAAGGCGAAGCTAATAATCTTAATAATATTAAAAATAAAATAGTTAAAGAAGGTTCTTATGAAGCTCAAGATACTGATACCTCACAGTTTTTAGATGATACTATTCCAGATGGTACACAAGTAACAAAACCTAAATCTAAAAAAATTATTGATTCACCTGAAGAAACCGAAGACGTTTTTTATTCAGAAATTGAAGCAAGGTTTATGGATCCTAATACGCCAGAAACATTTGAGAACACAGAAGATTTTTTTAAATTTTTAAATGGCAAAGGTATATCAAAAGCTGAAGTAAATGATTACACCTTAGATGGATATTTAGAAGCAGCTAAAAAAACAGGTAGCTCTATAAAAAAAGATGATATACTAGATATAGTACGTAAGGCTCCTATTAGAAAAGTAGACAGAATTACTTATGGTAGTAGTGAGTATGGGGGTTTAAAGAATCCTCAGTACGCTAATAGCTATATGGAACAAGGTTATCTGCCAGGTACTTATAGAGAAAATGTTTTATTTCTAGAACCTGGAAATATTCCTTTAGATCCTGGAGTAATTAAATCAGGCGACCCCGCACACAGCTTTGATGAAAAATATGTTTTAGGTTGGACAAGATTAAGTGATAGGTTAGCCATTAACCCTGATCCTGTAGTAACTGATGGTATAGGTTCTCTTGCAGTTAAAGAAGTAGAAACTCTTACAAAAAATATTGACACTGTTGGTAATCAAGCAAGAGAATTAAAATTATCAGCTTTAAAAAAACTATCCGAAGAAGATCCCTACATTAAATCTTATTTTGATGATGGNCTTATAGATAATGATGTTAGTATTAACAGGCTTTACACTAATTATGCGGACGAGTTAAAAGCACAAGATAGCGCTCTCTATAATCAAATAGAAGCTTTTGATGATAAATTATATAAAGATGCTGAAAAGTTAAAAGTACATAACAATTCATCGCAAGCAAATTATATTAATGTAACCTTTGCTGATGAAATACAATCAGATATTTTACAACAAGCAAAGAGATTTGAAGAAGACATAACTGAAGCTTTAGGAGATCTTATTGACTCAAACTCTGTTGTTAGAGCAAACGCAATTGCAAATGACTTTAGACTTTCAGAAAAATTAAATCCTGAAGTGGTAGAGTTTTTTCTAGAAAATGAAACTGTATTTAGACCTATGTTTAATAGTACTCAAGAACTACAAAGTTTTGTAGATGAGTTTGCAAAAAATAAAGCAATTTTTAAAGAGTTAGCAGATGCTGGAATAAGACCTTCAGATGACCTAGTTAAGAAAGCCAATGCTGCTGTTAAAGATGAACAGAAAATGTTAAAAGAGTTAAAGGCTACTTTGTCTGAAACAGCTATGGAATATTTATATCCTAATGTACCTTTTAAAAACAGAACTGAATGGGGTTCAGCTTTAGTTAAAAATGATTTAAGTATTGCTGCTAACAGACTTTATGGTGAAAATAAGGTTGAAGGTGCTGGACAGTGGTATGCTATATCTCCTAGTAAATATATAACAAAACGTTACGGCCAAAGAGGCGGAACAGCTACACCTTTAGATCAAAGAAATAAAGATATGAAAGGCATCGGCATGGAAGAATTCTATGGTGGTCCAGATTCTGTTGATACTAAAGGAAAACACTATACATCTGTTCTTGAAAAAATATTAAAAAAAGCAGCAAAAGAAAATAACTCTGAATTTAAAGTTATTAAAGTTAAACTAGATAACGCTGAAGTTGATTTACAAGTAAAAAATGCTGAGAATTTCAAAGAAGTTTTTGCTATTAAAATAACACCTGAAATGATGTTACCACATAAAACTCATAGGAAATCTGGAGGATTTATGTATACTCCAGATAATGTGGACATATTTGAGGTAGCATAAAGTGGCAGTTGATAAAAAAATTCAAGGACTAGGTTTTACTCCTGATCCTCCTGCAGGTTTTCCAGAGGCTCAAGAAGAAGCAATTTCACAAATGGTTGATATGCAAGTTGAAGAAGGTCTTGCGCCAGACGTAGAATTATTAGAAGATGGTTCAGCCATCGTAGGTGAACAGCAAGAGATGTTAGAAACAACTTTTGATATGAACTTAGCAGAAGTTTTAGATGACGATGAGTTAGGAAATATTTCAAGTGACCTTCGTCAGGGATATGAAGATGATAAATCTTCTAGGCAAGAGTGGGAAGAAACTTATAAAAAAGGTTTAGATCTTTTAGGATTTAAACACCAAGAAAGAACAATGCCTTTTGCAGGAGCAAGTTCTGTTACTCACCCAATGTTGTCTGAGGCTATCACACAGTTTCAAGCACAAGCTTACAAAGAATTACTACCAGCAGGTGGACCTGTTAATACTCAAATTGTTGGAGCACTAACTCCACAAAAAGAATCTCAAGCACAACGTGTTAAAGATTATATGAACTACCAAATTATGCATGAGATGGATGAATACGATCCAGACCTAGACTCTTTACTTTTCTATTTACCACTATCAGGTTCAGCCTTTAAAAAAGTTTACTACGACGCTGGTTTAGAAAGAGCTGTTTCCAAATTTATTCCTTCTGATGATTTGTATGTTCCTTACCTTGCTTCAGATTTAGCAACTTGTGAAAGAGTAACACATACATTAAGAAAATCAGAAAATGATATTCGCAAACTACAAGTTGCAGGTTTTTACAGAGATATAGAATTACAAGTTTTTGATGAAGAGAGTGGACTACAAGAAAGAGAAAGCGAAATATCAGGAATTAAAAAAACCTCTTACACTAGAGATAGTTTTCAATTATTGGAAATGCATGTTGATCTTAATATACCAGGGGTCGATGCAGATGATGGAATTAAAGTTCCTTACATTGTAACTATAGATGAGGGATCTTCTAAAGTTTTATCCATATATAGAAATTACAAAGAAGATGACCCAAAACAAAAAAAGATTTCTTATTTTGTTCACTATAAATTTTTACCTGGGTTTAGTTTTTATGGCTTTGGTCTTATACACATGTTGGGTGGTTTATCTAGAACAGCAACAGCAGCACTTAGACAATTACTAGATGCTGGTACATTAGCTAACCTACCTGCTGGTTTTAAAGCTAGAGGTTTAAGAATTAAAGATGATGATAATCCTCTTCAGCCAGGTGAGTTTAGAGATGTCGATGCTCCAGGTGGAAGTTTAAGAGAAGGATTAGTTCCTTTACCATACAAAGAACCAAGTGGTACTTTATTTCAATTATTAGGTTTTTGTGTTGAAGCAGGTACAAGATTCGCTGCAATTGCAGATCAAAAAATAGGAGATAGTGTAGGATCTAATGCTCCTGTAGGAACAACAATGGCATTAATGGAACGTGGCGCGAGAGTCATGTCTGCTATTCACAAAAGATTACATTATGCTCAAAGACAAGAGTTTAAATTATTAGGAAAAATTTTCGCTGAAAGTTTACCTCCTTTCTATCCATATGATGTAGGAGAAAACGCGACAGAAAGTTTAAAGGCAGAAGATTTTAGTACTGACATTGATATAATCCCTGTATCTGACCCTAATATTTTTTCAATGTCTCAGCGTGTTACTTTAGCACAAACACAATTACAATTAGCTCAAGCTGATCCATCTTCTCACAATATGTATGAAGCTTATAGAAGAATGTATCAAGCTTTAGGTGTTAAAGATATTGATGCTATACTTCCAGCACCTCAAGGACCACAACCAGCAGACCCTGCTGTAGAAAATGCAAATTCTTTAAAAGGACAATCTTTAATAGCATTTAGACAACAAAATCATTTAGCACACATGGATGCACATAGAGCTTTTATGACGTCAAGTTTAGTTAAAAACAATCCGCCTACTATGGCAATATTACAAGCGCATATTATGGAACACGTAGGATTACAAGCTAGAGAAGAAGTAGAAGAAGAAAATGCACAAACTGTAGAACAAACAGCTCAACAATATAACGGCCAAATACCTCCAGAAGTGCAAGTTCAAATACAAGAAGCATTAGAACAACAAATTTCTGAAAAAATAGCAGAAATGACTATTGAAATGGTACAAGAAGAACAAGAATATCTAGATGAAGGTAGTGAAGACCCTCTAGTAAATCTAAAACAACAAGAAATTAACATAAAAGCAGGTGATTTAGAGAGAAAATCAATGGCTGATCAAATTAGATTTGGTTTAGACGAAGAAAAAATGCAACAAACTGCGGATATAGCAGCTGATCGCATAGATTCACAAGAAGATATTGCACAATTAAGAGCAAATGTTAATTTAAGTAAACAAAAACAACCAAAAACAGTAGATGTTAATAAAAATGTTAAGTTTGATAATTAAATGAGTAAAATAAAGATAGCTCCTATTATTTTAAAAGAAAAAAATAAAGATTTAACGGAAGCTGATAAACAAATTAGAAGATTTTTTAATGTTTTATTAAAAATTGTAGAAAACAGTGGCAAATCACAGCAAGATTGTATATTATTAGCTGGCGCTATGATTAGTGTGGCTAAGTTGTTGTATTACGATAATTTTACAAATACTGAGGCTAACGATTTAATGGAAGCAAACTTGGGGGACTTAGTAGGTTTACTAAACCCAACAATACATTAGGAGTAAAACATGAAAGCAAAATATATAAATGGATCACTTTATCCAAATGCTAAAATGACCGTTGTAAACGATGATATGGCAAATAAGAACACACAAACTAATGTGTCTACAGCTGAAGTGACTATCGATGGACCTAGAGTTGTAGAAAACTTAGGCGCAGGACCAAAAGGTCAGCGTAGTAAAATGCAAATCAAAAAAGTGCCTTTCAAAGGCGTATTTTAGAGGAGAAACTAAATGATAGATAAAGCAAAAATGGTCTGGAAAAGACTTGATAAAAAAAGAGTTGCAATGGTGATTGGCGCTGTTGTAGTTGTAATAGTAATACTAAAAGTTATTTAATGTTCAATCTACTTGTCGGTCCTCTCGCCTCCATAGTCGGGGACACGATTAAAGGTTTTGTTGACACTAAAAAAGCAAAAGCTGAATTAGCTGTTACAGAGATTAAAGCTAAAACAAAACTTAAAGAGGATCAAATCGCAGGCAAAGTTGCTTGGGAGGCTTCGGCAGTAGACCAAATGAAAGGGTCGTGGAAAGACGAGGTAAGTTTAGTAGTCCTACTTTTACCTGCCGTTCTAGTATTCACACCTTGGCAAGAACATATTCATAAAGGCTTTCTCGCCTTACAAGATTTACCATCGTATTATCACAATTTATTATATATTGCGATTTCTGCCAGTTTTGGTATAAAGGGAGCACAAGGGGCAGCAAAGCTATTTAAAAAATAAAAGGAGAGAACTATGTCTGAAAACGAAAAAAAACTTTCACAAGAAAAGATAATAAAATTTTTGAAAAGCGCACGTGGCGCTATGTTGTTAGATTCACTACTTGGTAAAGGTGGCAAAATGGAAAGTAAAAAACAAGGATCACCTACTCAAAGAAATAAAAAACCTAAAGCACCTAAACCAAGAAAAATGGATCCTAATAATAAGACAGACAGTGCTAATAAATTTATAAAAAGACGAGATTTTTTAGGTGGTACACAAGGATTAAAAAAGAAGGGTTAAACTATGTCTGAAAACGAAAAAAATTTAAAACGAGAACAAATTGTAAAAACATTAGGTACAAAAGGTTCTGCAGCAAAGTTTAAAGATCTGAAAGGTAACTTAGATCTAACAGATAGAGGTATAGCTTTAATAGATAAAATTAAGGAAGCTGAGAACAGAAAACCTGGTGGTAGAATAAATCAAGATGACATTGATAGAATAAAAAATCTAAAAAAACAATCACTTCCTACTACAGTTGAGCAAGCCTTAGCAGATGGATGGACAATGGGCAGCGCAGTTGGTATGAGTAATCCTCCAGTTTTTAGTTTTACAAAAGATGGAAAAACTATTTCAATTAGAGGTAAAATGAGTCAAGCATTGAGAGAACACATGAAAAAAGTTAAACCTCTTGCAAAGAAAACAGGTGGAGTTATTAAACGTAGAGGCGGTGGTATTGCCAAGAGAGGTTTTGGAATATCAAAATGAGCAAACCAGGATTATACGCAAACATTCACGCTAAAAAAGCTCGTATCGCTGCAGGTAGTGGCGAGAAAATGAGAAAAGTTGGATCTGCAGGAGCTCCTACAAAAAATGATTTTGTACAGTCTGCTAAAACAGCAAAGAAACCTAAAAAAGCTGCAAAAGGTGGATCTATGTCTAAAGGTTCAAGAGAAGGATCTATTATTAAAACACCAACTGCTTTTAAAGCAGGAGGACTAACTGATCTAAGTGGTGACGGACAAGTAACACAAAAAGATGTGTTAATTGGAAGAGGTGTTATTAAACGTAGAGGTGGTGGCGTAGCTAAAAGAGGTTTTGGCATCTCAAAATAAATGCCTTTCAAATCCGAAAAGCAAAGAAAATTTCTGTACGCAAACAAACCAGAAATTGCAAAAAAGTTTGCAGTTGACTCTAAAAACTCTGGAGGGTATATAGAAGTATATCCGAGAGGGTATAGTAAACTATTAAAATCAAAACAAAAACCAACTAAGATTTTTATTTAAGAAAGGAATATTAATATGTCACAAACACTGGAATTAAGGATTAAGGACCATGAAGGTTTTAGGAATACCGTCTATTTAGACACGCTTGGCAAGAAAACTGTGGGATGGGGACATCTTTGTGTGGAAGATCATTGGGAAGAAAATGTAATTTACACTAAAGATATGTTAGAAAAAACTTTTCAAGAAGATTTACAAATAGCTAAAGATGGTGCAACTAGTTTATTAGGGGGCACAGCTGTTTTAATCACTGCTAAGGATATTATAACAGAAATGGTTTTTCAACTCGGGACTACAGGTGTAGGTCGTTTTAAAAAAATGTTTAAAGCATTAGAAGTAGCTGATTATATTGAAGCGTCAAAGCAAATGTTAGATTCAAAGTGGAATTCTCAAACTCCTGCTAGATGTCAAGAACTAGCTAAAATGATGGCTGCATGCAATTAGAAAATTATTTTACTTATTACAAAAAACAATTAATAGCTAGACAAGACCAAGTAAAACAGGCTATATTGTCTGGAGTAAAAAATTGGGATGACTATCGGTATCTAACTGGTAAACTTCATGCCCTAGAACAAGAACAACAGGAACTCACGGACCTGCTAAATAAAACGGAGCTAAATGATGATTAAAAGTGCCACTAAAAGTAAACTTATACTTCCTAAAAATATATGGGATGGAAAAAAAGTTGAAGAAAAGGACAAGAAAGAAATAGAGAAAGTTCCACAGCCTACAGGATTTAGAATAGTTTTATTTCCTCTCAAGCTTGATGAAAAAACTTCTTCAGGAATTATCTTTACCGAAGACACAATCGAACAAGCACAGATATCTACAAATGTATGTAAAGTTCTCAAAGTAGGACCTGATGCATATGCAGATAAATCAAGATTTCCAAATGGAGCTTGGTGCAAAGAAGGCGATTGGGTTTTAATAACACGATACGCAGGATCTCGAATTAAAATTGAAGGCGGAGAACTACGTATTATTAATGATGATGAAATATTAGCAACACTAGACGATCCAAGAGACGTTCTACCTGCTAATATATTTTAGGAGAGAAAATGGAAACTGTACAAACAATTAAAACAGAAGAAGAAAAATTAGTTCCTATTGATACTTCAGGAAAGTCAGTCGACGTAGAATTAAAAGACGAAGTACAAAAAGAATCTAATGTTAAAGAAGTAGAATCTAATATTACTGTTGTTGAAGAAGAGAATCAAACAACTCCGACATCAACAGACGAAGGTGAACTAGAAGAGTATAGCACTGGAGTTAAAAAGAGAATAGATAAACTTACTAAAAAAATGCGTGAAGCTGAAAGACGTGAAGCAGCGGCAATTGATTATGCTAAAAAAGTAAAAGAAGAATCAGACAAAATGAAATCTTCTAATGTTAATCAAAATGACGCGTATCTTGGCGAAAGAGAAAAAACACTAGTTACTCAAAATGAATTTGCTAAAAGAGCATTAGAAGCTGCTATCAACGCTCAAGATGTTGAAAAACAGGTAGCAGCAAATCAAGAGATTGCTAGACTTACTATAGAAGCAGAAAGATTAAAACTTTCCAAACAAAAAGCTGCTAACAGAAAAGCAGAAATGGAAGCCGCTCCTGTAGAAAACGTAGCTCAAACTATTAATAATAATGTAGCCGCTCAACCCGAACAAAGACCTGATCCACAAGCAGAAGCTTGGGCATCTAAAAATACTTGGTTTGGAAATGATAATGCTATGACGTATACTGCCTATGATATACATCAAAATCTTGTTAAAGAAGGTGTTGACCCAAGAGACGATGAATACTATAGTGAATTAGATAAACGTATACGAAAAGAATTCCCCCACAAATTTTCTGATGGTGGGGAAGCACGGCCGAAGCAAAAAGTTGCTTCAGTCGTCCGCAACTCGTCATCTGGACGCAGAACTGTTAGACTCACACCCTCTCAGGTAGCAATAGCTAAAAAACTTGGTGTGCCACTAGAAGAATACGCAAAACACGTGAAGGAGGCGTAATAACATGGAAGATAATAATGAAACTGTGAAGAAGACCTCACGCAAAGCCGAAACCCGCGAAAAGGTTGCTCGTAAGAGGGGATGGGTTCCTCCCTCAAACTTAGACGCACCAGAACCACCTGAAGGATTCCATCATAGATGGGTTAGAGCAGAATTTAGAGGCGAAAGTGACGAAAAAAACGTCATGGGCCGTTTAAGATCTGGTTATGAATTTGTCAGAAATGATGAATATCCTGACAGACTGGATTTACCTTCTGTAACGGATGGTAAATATAAAGGTGTTATAGGAGTGGGTGGATTATTATTAATGAGATGTCCCGTTGAAGTTAAAGAAGACAGAGATGCCTACTTTAAACGTTTAACAGATGAACAGACAGCCTCAGTTGAAAATGATCTAATGAAAGAAGAGCATCCTAGTATGCCTATCCAACAAGGTAGGCAGAGTCGAGTAACGTTTGGTGGAAAAAAAGACTAATGATTAGACTTTTTGCCATCAAATCTATTATTGTAAAGGATGATAAACAATGGCAAATATAGATGCCCCATTCGGTCTTAGACCGATAGCAAAAAATGGTCAGAATCCGAATAATGGTGGACAAACTCAATATCTCGTAGGTGGCTCACAATCTACTGCAATTTTTACAGGTGATCCCGTCAAACCAAAGAATGACGGTACTGTACAAGTAGCAACAGCAAGTGACGCTCTTCTAGGGGTATTTATGGGTGGATTCTACACTGATCCAACTACTAACAAACCAACATGGACCGCTTACATACCAGCAGGTTTAGCAACAACTGATGCTAAAGCTTTTGTATGTGACGATCCTCAACAGTTGTTCATTGCACAGCAAGATTCAGTAGGATCTGAGCTAGGTACAAGTTCAATTAACTTAAACGCCAACTTAACATTTGGAGCAGGCAGTACTATTACTGGTGTTTCAGGTGTTGAGATTGATTCAAGCACAGGTGCTACCACAGCTACTCATCAAGTAAGATTGCTTCACTTCTACGATGTTCCATCGAACACAATCGGAGATAGTCATTCAATCTTTGTGATTAAAATTAATAATCACGTAATGATGGGCGGTACTGGTACACTTGGTATATAGAGAGGGAATAGATAATGGCAATAAATAGAAGTCAATTAGCCAAAGAGCTAGAACCAGGCCTGAACGCCCTCTTTGGACTCGAGTACGCTCGTTATGAAAACGAAGCTGCCGAGATTTTTAGTCAAGAATCTTCTGACAGAGCTTTTGAAGAAGAAGTAATGTTAGTAGGTTTTGGTGAAGCAGCTGTTAAAGCTGAAGGTGCAGCAGTTCAATTTGATACTGCTAAAGAATCTTTCACTGCAAGATATACTCATGAGACAATTGCATTAGCATTTGCTCTTACTGAGGAAGCAGTAGAGGATAACCTTTATGATACTTTATCAGCGCGTTATACTAAAGCCTTAGCAAGATCTATGGCATACACAAAGCAAGTTAAAGGTGCAAACGTACTAAACACAGCTTTCGCTACCGCAGGTGGTGATGGTGTGTCTTTAGTAAACACAGCGCATCCTACAACTCTTGGTGGTAACTTCTCAAACAGAAGTGCTACTGATGCTGATATCAGTGAAACATCCCTTGAACAGGGTATGATTGATATTGCAGCTTTTATTGATGAAAGAGGCTTAAAAGTCGCTATGAATGGTAGGAAGTTAATTATTCCTGTAAACAGCCAATTCGTAACCGATAGAATTTTAAATTCAACTCTTAGAGTCGGTACAGCTGATAACGATATCAACGCTATGAGAAACATGGGTATGTTACCTGAAGGTTACACAGTTAACCATTATTTAACAGACACAGACGCATGGTTCTTAAAGACTGATTGTCCTAACGGATTTAAACACTTCACAAGAGCTGCTCTTGCTACAGGTATGGAAGGTGACTTTGATACAGGTAACATGAGATATAAAGCTCGTGAGAGATATAGCTACGGCTATTCAGATCCACGTTGTGTTTATGGTTCTCAAGGATCATAGGTTTTAAAAAAACTTAAATTTAAAAAGGGCGCTTTACTGCGCCCTTTTTTTTATCTATAATAAAGTAACCAAGACTAACAATTAAGTTAGACAACACAACAAGGAGGTTGACATGGGAACTACAAGATTTTCAGGACCAATTAAAGCTGGAACAATACCTGATACTTATCAAGACACGGCTGGCACCACTATTAGAGCAAACGTAGGTTTTGTTGTAATGTCTCAATCAATTATGATTGACGCAGCAGTAGCAGCTGGAACAACTACTTATAACGTAGGTGTAATACCAAAAAACTCACAACTGCTTACAACTACAATTAGATGTGCAGTAGTAAGTAACTCTGGTACTTCAGCAACTGTATCTGTAGGAAAAACAGGAACAGCTCAATACTTTATAGCTAACACTAGCGTCAAAGCTTTAGGAGAAACTTCTTCAATAGCTAATGGTGCTTTAGATGAAGCTGATAGATTTGCTTCTGATACACTAATTACAGCAACTCTTATAGCTGCAGGTAGTACTGCAAGTACGGGTCAAGTAACTGTTACGTTTACGTATGTTCAAGCTAACAACTTACAAGACGTAGCAACAGCATAAATATAAACATTAACAACCTGGGCGTAGTGTAATGACTGCGCCCCTTACAAGGAGATAAAATGGCAGATTCAGTTACCACAAGAAACATATTTGATGGTGGAAGAAAATTAGTTCACAGCTATGTAAATATTTCTGATGGCTCAGGTCATTCAGCAGTTATGATAGATGTTGGAAACTTAACTACTAACGCAGAAGGAAAAACCTGTAACAGAGTTATATTAAAAAAACTTTGGTTTAATAATGGTCTTGCAGCAGCAGCAAGTCCAGTTCAGTTACAATGGAATGTAGGAGGCAGTGCTAATGAAACTTTCTTAACTTTAGGTCAAGGAAGCGATAGTTACGATTTTACAAGTGCAGGAGGAATTGACAACTCAGAAGCATCTAATGTATCTGGTGATATTTTTATAGTAGTACCATCTAATATCGTAAATGGCGAAAGCGTCACTATTATTAGTGAATGGGTTAAAAGATACGTCTAAATTAAATGGGTGATAAACAACCACCTAAGACTAAAAAATATTTTCGCTCTACTAAAAGTGGAGCGGGAATGACAAAGGCTGGGGTTAAGAAATATAGAAAAGACAACCCTGGTTCAAAATTAAAGACAGCTGTTACAGGTAAAGTTAAAAAAGGATCTAAGGATGATAAAAGACGTAAATCTTATTGTGCAAGGAGCGCTGGTCAAATGAAAAAATTTCCTAAAGCAGCAAAAAATCCTAATTCAAGATTAAGACAGGCAAGAAAAAGATGGAAGTGTTAAGAAATGAACTTTAAATACATAGCAGGTATACCAGTTATTATATCCATATTAGTAGCAATTTATTCTGGTATTAATTACGCATCTAAACTTACTAATATCATTGATGACAATGAACAACAAATCATGATGTTAAAAAAA